TTCTTCTGGATCCTTAACAACTAGTTTAATCCTCTCATATTCCTTAGGGTACATCTTCTTAATATCATCAGCACTTACCTTAGTACCTAAAGCATCTGAGTAGCTGTCTACATTCTTTAACAAATTATTAACGTGTTCTGGGTTAATATTATAAGATTTGTCTACCATAACGTTAGATCTTCCCTGTTTAACAGGGATAAATCTGCTGTAAACTGTGTCTTTTATAGCGGAATCTAAAGCATCTTCAAGGTTCTGTCCTTTGACAGTCACATTATGCATAGTTAGTTTCTTTACCTGATCCTGCGTATCCCAAATTATATCTCTATACTCCCCATTTAGTTTATCTGGGCCTATGAAGGCCTTCTTCAAGTCTTCTTCTAATTTCAAAAACTTGGTGTTTCCTTCTATATCACTTACTTTATTTCCGGCCCTGTCAAAGTCCGCCCTTACATTTTTATAGATCTCTTTATTGGACATTTGAAATAACGTTCTTTCAGAATTAGCAAAAGATATCCCATTAAAATTTAAGATTGGTTTTAGTCTCGGATCCTCTTCTGTTAACTGTCTAGCTATGTCCGGATACATACTACCAGAAGCACTTCTTAGTGCTGATACTTTCTTCTCTAATGTAGAATATTCGTCGTTTACATTCATGCTGTCTAATAATTCTTTAGCGTATCTCTTAGATATAGGAGTAGGTAGTGGTTTAGTGTTATATACACCCAAACCCTTCTTCTCCTGTAGTGCAACCATCCTACTCGCCAATGAATCCAGTTCACCGTTCTGGAAAGCACCTATAGGACGTGACATCTGGGAGCTTATATTGAAGCCTAAATTATTTTCCGGAGCACCTAAGTTCGTCTTCTTAGTGAAGTAATCAGCGGCATTGGTACGAAGTAAATTTTCCTCTTCTCTAATTTTATCTTTGACATTTGAATACACTTTGTTCATAGCATACTCCGCTTCCGCTTTAGTGAAGCTAGGGTCTATCTTCTGCATTTCAGCTAGAAACCCTTTATTCAACTTATTCAAATAACCTACTAATGCCACATCTCTAGCATCTTTATCGCTAAACTTATGTGTGTTCATATACTTCATCGCTGATGATAGCGGTAGAAGAGCTGCAGCTCTGGCCCTTTGTTCTTTATTTAGTAGGTACTCGCCCTTATTGTCTCTACCAAAAGATTCAATTATAACATTATCTACATCATCTCTACTCTTTAAATATCCGTCGGAAGTATTCATCAAATCATATTCCATAGACTTTCGTCTGAAATTTAAATCAGATACTCTATGTTTGTCGTCTTCTTGTCTCTTTTGAAGCATTCTAGATAATAAACTTAATTTCTGTCTTGGCGTGAGATACTGCTCTAATTCAGATGGAGGTAATCTGCTACTTAACTCTTTGGGATCAAGCCCATAAGCAGAAATAACTTTATCTCCATCAGCAGTCGTAACTACCCCTTGAACTAACCTCAATACATCATCATAATTACCGTGTAGAAGTGCCGATTCCCCAGTATCATATGCGACAGAACCACCGGTAGTTGTAGTTAAGGAGTCACCTTCATTTTTATTGTAGACAACCCCCACATTATCAGAAATAGACATCTTTTGATTGAAGAATATTTCTTCTGCCTTTTTTAAATGTCCATTGCTCATTACAGGAAGAATATCTGATAGGGATCTGGTAGTGTCTTTTAACCTATTAATAGCACCAGTCTTTAAAAAAGATTGTTCCCACGACTCCGCACCTACTATCGTACTAGACCCTAAAATATTAAGATGTTGTCCTGCTATTGTTCCTGCATCACCATTCGGTGCTTTTGATAAATAATCTGCTGCCGTCCTATCATGCCATTCGGTCATTAATTCCGTGTACGACTTGCCTGTATCCGGCTCCTTCCCATCACCATCTAGATTCTTCTTCACCATTTCAGAATATTCGAAATGTTGTTTCATATATGACGCCCTAACATCGGCATCGTAATCGGCGGTCGCTTTATCTTTTTTCATCTTGAGGTAATCCACAGATATCCTCTGCCCAACCTCACCCAAGTCACCTAAAGCATCTGCCACTCCTCGCATTTTTCTTACATTTACTTCAGGTGTAGATATCCGTGTAGATATCCCTGCCTGTTGCATATTTTGTAACGGTATCTCTACTGCCATGTCTATCTTACCTTAGTAGGGCCAGCGAATTCTACTTTGCCAATAGTAGTAGTACCGCTACCACTATTGGATGCACTCCCAGAACCACTTACCCCTAACGAACCCTTAACATAGTCGTTAGATCTGTTTTTATAAATATCATAAGCACCACCTAAACCTTTAGCAGCACCACCTAAAAACCCTGCCATTACTGCATTTCTACCACTTTCTTCTGCCATGTTTGCTTGTAGCCTTAACTGGTTCGCTTCATACATTGCTTCTTGTTGCATATTACTCAATTGCATCGCTGTCGCAGATGCGGTGTCAGCTAACAATAAATAACTAGATGTCGTTAATGCTTTACCTTGTCCTGCTGTAGATGTTACCTGCTTACCGATAACTTTGTTGCTTTCCTGCCTGACTATTTCAGCGTTTATTTCATATCTTCGCAAAGTCTCTTCTGCTGTTCTTCTGTATAGTTCGGCCTGCTGATAACTGGCCTCTTTCTCAGCTATACCACCAAATATAGAACTAGCTGTAGACATAGTGGTGGAAGCTACCGCTAACATTGTCATTGGTTCCATAATCACCAATCCATAAGTTCGCCTTTGAATGTTATCCCTGTAATGTTAAAAGGTAATGGATCCTCTTCTGATATAATCAGTTGATGTCTAACCTCGGAACTACCAAAAGGAGTAACAACAAAGTCTTTTGTTTCTAATGTTCTCTTCTCATCATCCGTAGATAGCTTATACTCTATATCTGACAGATTATCTAAATCTGCCCCATATTTGCCACCTTTTGAACGATACATGTGTATCAAAGTCTGTACAACTCTTCTCAATGCCTCTTGCGAGGATCCGATAGGAGATCCTAAATCTAAACCATATGTCTTTATACGTTTAGTATACTTGTACCCAAGTATAACATACTCGCCTGCTACAGGAGTAGTTAAGGTGTCACCGTTCAGCGTGACTTCACCTTTATAAATACCATCCACAATAACGGATACTTCCTGTCCATTATGGATGTTTATGTAAGGATAAGGTATTGTCCAAGATGATGTAGGAGACGCTGAGGTAAGTTTTAAAGCACAGTCTACCCACCAAGGAAGTGATGACTCATCAGTCGCCGGCCACTCTTTTTCTACGGTATCTGCAATAAGAGTAGTTCCTATTCTTTCCAAAGTGTAAATGTAACTTGCATTTACTAGTCGTTTAACAACCACCGCTAGATAATTACCAGCAAAAGATGGGTCATAGGACATTACTGCCTCTATATCAATTATCTTGAAGTCATCATTAGGTGCACCTAGTTTATGCTTATGCCATGCCAACACTCCGGTAGTAACATCATGGGTGATACCAACTAGTTCTCCACCAGAAGTCAAACACCACAAAATACCAGAAGACCCATCCCACGTTAATTTAACAAAGCTGTAGGTTTTCATAAGTGTAGTTTTATTATGATAAACCATATGGTCAGCTAAATTAGAGAGATCCTTCATTACAAACATCCCGTTTTCTTCAGAATATTTGAAATGACAAATCCTTTGCCCTGACCTGTCTACAAATATACAACCTATACCAAAACCCTTAGGCTGCACCGATATCCCACCTTTAGTAGATTGTTGTGAAATACTGGAATTAGTGGATGAAAATACTCCATTAACCTCATTTATAACGTATTCCCCACCTGAAGTACCTACAGATAGCTGTTTTCCGCTATATAGCCACTTGATATGAAATGTTTGTCCGTCACCGGGACGTAAATCAAAAGGATCTGAATCAATGTAGCTCCCCTTATAATCTGGTATAGAGGAAGTACCTCCTGTAGATGTAGTAGACAGCATTCTAGGCTGACGCATGAACCACAAATTACCGGACATAGATGCCCAAAGATCATTTTCATGTCCTCTAGAATTAGCAAAAATAAGTCTATTGTTGTAATATGTAATGTATTTAGGGTATGCCCCTAAAGAAGTACCCATCCACGCCGACTTATAACAAATAGGAAATGTTTGGCCAGAGGCAAATGTACCATACCTAAAAAACTCAGTTACCTCTAATCTTCCGGGAGCAGGTAAGCTAGTGTATCCAGTCACTTCCGCTGCAAAAAAGTTGGTTCCATCATCTAATAAAATATATTTATAGAGATCTTCAACTGAAAACATACCTTCAGGAAAAGTAACGTACTTACTAGCACCTATGACAGTATAGGTACAAGTTCCTGATAGCTCTTCATAAGGTACTCTAAAAGACATGTGTAATGATGTCTGATTAGTATAAGTCGTGTATCTACCTAAGACATATGTATTACTTAAAGTACGTTCTATAACTAATGGTGGACACCAACCTGAATCATGGGTGAGGAATAAGAAATTACCTACGTTAACGTAACTCCACCCCTTTGATGTATAATATTTATCGTCATATTGGGTACATACATATTCGTTAAGAGGGAAATTTACAGGAATCCCATAAATATTGTTACCGTAAAAAAAGAATGAATTACTAGCAGGTGATGTACGTTTAACATAAATAATAGATATGATTATTGTCTCAGTTCCATTAAAAAAAGGTATCAATGTCACATTATCTGTAGCAGTTTGACCGTTCCCAATACTGGCACTATACCCATTAAGAAACATCTTCTGTATTAACTGCGAACCCATTCTACTGTAAACACCTCCAACGCTGTCTACGACTACGTTGGAGGCTTCAGATAGTCCACGCTTCCATTCATCAACATCTGTCCGCATTCTAAGCTTCTCGCTTAGCTCCCCAGATGCAAATGATTGCCTTATATCTCTAAATTGAACCATCTACCGCCACCCACTCGTATACTTGGACATATTAGGGTAGTTACGAGCAGAGGTAAATTCATCAGGCGCACCCATATATGGTCTACCTTCTTGAGCATCAAATGTTTGTGCCAAAGATCTTCTATTCATGTACTGCCCGAATATGTAGTCACTAAAGTTTCTGCTTCCAACTAACGAGTAGGAGAGATCATACGCCAATGCCCACGACATCACCTCTGTGAATGTGGCCGTGTACTTAGTATCATCAGCTATGTCTGCGATATACTCAATATACATAGTAGGTTCGTTGGTAAGTAATTTACCTGCTTCAATAATGTAATCAGTGAAGTCGTCGTCATTAGTCCGCAATACTCTCAAGCAATCTACAGGTAAATCATAAGCAAGCCCAAACCCATAAACAGGAACAGAAAAGGTTGTTAGTTCCGCACGTTTAATCGCAAAGTTCCAAGGATGTGCTGATAATAGCTCTTTGCGAACTTTATCGTACTGCTCTTTGCAGATCTTCGCTCTCTTATTATTGTCGTCTATTGTGGTTATCGGATCTTGGCCTAGTTTGATTAAAGCAGAATTGCATATAGAGATTATAGACATAAAGTTCCTTTATAAATACAGAGGACAGGGTTTTTAGTCCCATCCTCTGTGACATAGCTTGGAGTCCATGCCTGAAATCAGTCTAAGACGTATTCTACTATTACTTTAAGTTTAGCTCCTGTAGATAGTGTCGCAGTGGTGATCCACTCAACTACTACCTGAGAATCCACAGCTAAAGGCTCTAGAAAATAATCTTGAACAATACCAGCACCACCGTTGCTCATCTTTTTGAAAGCAAGAGCTGCACCAGCATCTAGTCCATCGATCAAGCAGTCAGTGTCAATAGGTAATCCAGTAGCATAGTTGTATAGACCAATGTCTAAAGCACCAGCACCACCTAAAGCATCACAAAAAGCTGTAACCTCTACAATCTTCGCACCTTTAGGAAGAATCATCATCTTGATCAAATCACCATCAATAAACTGACCAGCAGTCCCGACAATGTAATCAAAAGATACATGAAGCTTACCATTTCTTGAACCTACTTCTGCTTTCTCAGAAGGTTCCTGATGATGAATCTTAGTTTCATTTACACTATATAATACTTGCATCAGTCATCCCCCCTTATACTTCTTTACAGTAAAATTCAACCACTCGTTTTTCTTCCATACGAGTACCACCTAAAGACATAGATGCATACACTTGTGTAGCATAATGCTTCTGTGGGATCTGGTCAATTCTACCGTTAACTTCTGCCGCCATACCTAGAAGTACCCCTTCTCTCTGGAAAGCAAAACATCTTCTAGAATTTACAGCAACAGTTCCTGCTGATGCAGGAATAAGCTTACCGTTGACTGGATCGTAGTTAATAACCGGAGAAGCAGGAACAACAGGAAGTCTTTCTGTTCTAATGAACTTGAAACCCATGAATGTCTCTACATCACCATTAACAAGTGCTTTTACGCTGTTATAATCAGCACTCTGAACTTGATCTTGTCCTAACAACTCATCCAATTGGAAAGCTGAAATTACACAATACAAGTCACTGTCACCAGTTTCGTTAGCGTTGAATTTCTTTTTAATCTCTCTTAATGTCTTGATAGTCATGCCTACACCAGTAGTAGTCGTCCCATCGAACGATGCCATTACTTGCGAAGAATATCCATCAGGCCCTAATTCAGAAGCAAGTGACTTAGCAGTCACGCCATTCTTACCAGTATAAGCAATACCTAAAGAAGAAGATATGATGATGTCATCAATCTTACGCCCTAGAGCATTTCTAGCAGCAATAGCATATTCTGATTCGGGAGAAATAATTAAACGTAACTTGTCTTCTTTGTCTACTAATGTTGAGTAATAGTAGTCATTGAAAGTTACTCGTCTACGTCCATGGACTGGATCATCGTAGACTACATCAGCATTTCTGCTGGTCTTTTCCATAGCGGTTACTGAATCCAAGTTATCAAAGAACATCTCTTCTGAGTGCATTGATTCTTTTCTAACAAATGGAAGTAACCTAGAACCTTGTTGTTGTACTAAGTGAAACACGTTTGAACTATATTGTTTCACCATAGCGGTAGTAATTGTACTAACCATCTTGGCCTCCATAAATTTAAAATTAAACTAAACAAACTTCCAACAAGATAATCCTATCGGGTCTCGTCTAGCAGAATTCTTTTATAGGGCCACGAAGGGTAATCCTAAATCCTACTTATTCACATACTAAATTCCAATTCGATATGTGTCAACTATAAATAAGGTTGTAGTATTTGTTAACTTCCGCTATCGCATCCTTATGGCCAGGATGATCTTTCTTATGGTACGGGTGGTCATAGTTCCCCATTATCCTGTTTATCTCCTGTTTAGCTTCAGATGGCGTTAACGCCCCCACAGGAATGGCCTCACCCTTAAACGTGTCCTCATTCAATGACCTACCAATATTAGCAAATAATTTAATTAATTGAACGTTACCATCCAGCCCAGCATCCTTTAAATACTCCACAGTCTTCGCATCAGCAAAATTGTTTAATGCCGCCTTCGCTAAAGCAAGATTACGGTCATACCCTTGACCCCACTCCTTCTTCAATTCAAATACATTGTTGTGGTAATCATCCGCCTGCTTCTTCTCCATCAACTTATGCATTTCCAAAGTCTTCTCTTCATACCAATTCAATAACTGCTGCGCTTGCTTAGGCAGAATCCTATTCTCATGCGCCTTCATCATCATCTCTTTCGCAAAGTTAGGATCTATCATCGTCTCTTTATTCTGCGCATATTTGTAATCATTGAAGTCGTCCGGTACCCCTAATTTAGTAAATACCTGCTTCCAATCATCTTCAGAAGCAAATTCGTCAGGTACTGTCATCTTGTCTTTACCAAATGCCTTCTTGGTGTGGATATATGACTTAATCAACTTCTTACCATCCAGCTCACCAGAAGCATTCTTAAACGCCTGCAAAGACATATCCTCAAATAACTCGGGTTCTATACCTTCATAGAAAGTACCCTTCCCGATTATTTCCCTAGTGCCTTTATCAGAGGTAGTAGGTTTGTTCTCTCCAGTTAAAGATGGTGCCGATTGAAAACCACCAACATCACCTCCAGCACTGCCTTCACCAACTTCTTGAAACAATAAATTAAACACCTTTAAATGCATTGTAGTCCTCCTTCTTCCTCATCTCTTTAAAGAAGTCTACATACCTCTCTATGTCCATCTCAATCGTCTGCATAATTTGCAGAATAATTTCCTGTCGGCCTATATTCTTGTAGGTGTCCAACTCATCACTACCTGCCGCAGATGTTAGTAGTCTGGCCGATTTTATCAAATCCCATAATACTAACTTCCCATCAGGCCCATCAAATACCCTCTTGTACGCTTGGATAGTGTTTAACTTAATCTCTATCCCCCTGTCTTGATCACTACTCATTACATGACTCCTTGTTTGCTTTGTACGTTTTTATACATCTGAGATGCCATATTACCCTGCTCCAACGCTTGTTGCGCCTGTTGCTGTTTGGCCCTCTCGTTTCTCATCCCTTCTACATCCCTCTTGTCCCTGATAATAGTGTGGTGGACATCAAATACATCCCCCAACTTCCTAATCAAAACATCAGTATCAATATTGTCAACCATATCAGGTGTGATTTGGAAAATAGGCGCAACTACATTCAATAACCGAGTAAAATTGTCCGCCTCTGTAGTCCTCTGCGCCTTAGCTATCTGAGATGTATACCTAATCTGTATCTTCCCAGCATTCTTAGATAATGCCGTAACTAACTCACTCGGCATCGGTAACAGAAGGCCTCTTCTTATCATTATCTTCAAAACTCGCCCTATAACCGGCTCTAGAAACTCATAATTCTGCCTGCCAAGAATAGGGCCCAATAAACGAAGCTTCTCCTCCGTCCTCTGCATAACCTCTGTAGCAGTCATCTGCGGCCCTTCATTCAACTGCAACTGATCAATAAAGAACGCTTGCCGGATCCTCTCCCTGACGTTCTCTATAATATCCAAACCCAATTCAGGCCTAACCGCAGTCTGTAACGGCTCTATCCTATCCTTCGTCCCGGCCCTAAAAAAGTTGACAGCATGAGGTGTCCACTTTAACGGTAACAACACACCATCATCAGGAACTTGTAGAGGTGGTGCTACAGCTAATTGCGCCGCTTGGAGAGTGACCTTCATCATGGCATTCAACATCTTGATATCAGCTAATGCCTTCATAGCAGGTGATCGTCCATACTGCTCACCCGATAACTTAGTCCACCTCCCAATGATGTAAGGATTCTCCAGAAATCCCGATTCCTTCAATGTCATCTTAGTCCTGTGTAGAACGTGAGCAGAAGAGAAAGGCATATTAATGTTAACAGGTGCCTTAGTTACATCAATCAGCTTCCGCGGCTCCACCGCATGTATGATCTTCTCCTTCTCCATCGGCCTATCCCGAAGCTTCTCAGCAAGATGGTTGTCAATAGCAAAGGGTTTCTCCCCAAACTCCTCAAACATCTGCTTATACGTAAACTCATAACTTCTATAAGTCGTATCTATTATCCCTAAATTGTTCTCAGCTACAAAATGCTCATAGATCGGACGACAATGAAACCGAACAATGTTCGCCTCGTCCTCCTCCACCCTAAACACCGAAGTACCTATACTGCCTATATCTAGGTAATACTCATGCACCTCCGTCTGGAAGTTGGAGTTATTAAGTACATAGATAACCCGGTGAACAGTGTCCTGAAACCACTTCCTAACCGCATCTACCGAGTCCACCTCCTCCACTCCGAGGAACAGCCCAAACCACACAGCAGATGGATTCGTCAACATCCCATGCAAGGCAGACGCTAATAATTCATTCGCATGTACCGACGTATTATCGAACAGATAATCCTCCATCACCTGCCCCTGCGCCCTCTGCCCATAAACATTATCCCTCTTAGGAATAACAAATTTAGCAATCATATCCCAATAATTATCCCAATTCGTCCTCTCACCCTTCATCTGCTCAAACGTCTTGACGATCCTCTCCCCATTCGTATCTTTTATATTATCCATTTGTTTTACCCTATTAATGAATTTGAATTAGAACTACCTAACAGAGAAGTCCCTCCGTTACTAATCCTGTTCTGTTTAAGCCCCGGAAACATGGCCCTCTTGTTCTTTATATCCTCCACTAACTGCAACCTGGCCTTCTCCTTCGCCACTTCAGCAGAGTTGTCTACTTGCGTAGTAGTAGTGTCGCCCATCTTCAACCCTTGTGACCGCCCCAACCTCTTAAACGCATCAGTAGCTGTTTTAACACCAAAACTCCTCCCCCCTAATAGATTCAGAGGATCCAAAACCATAGCAGAGGTACCAAATGCAGTACCAACCGCACCCCCAACTGCCCCACCTACTTTATTAATTGTATCTCCAAACCAACCCATATCTACCTCCTATGCAAAAGGACTGTAATTAGTCTCACATAATCTATATTTTTCCATATTCTTTCTATATTGTGTATCAGAAATCCCACCCGAAGCACGAATACCTGTAGCAAGCGTCCTGAACGCATCTGCCGCATGGGAGGACCAATCATGCAGAGGTGTCTGTTTATATATCTTCAACTTCGCATCCCATTGCTTCTGGTAGTGCTTCAAGGCCTCTATCCCATCAGCCGTCCTCTTCCCATCAAACCAACAACGTGGCAGAAGTGTGCGTACTGCCTCGATACCATCCTCCACCCCCTGTCGTGCAACTATGGACACTCTTCCAACATTATAAGACTGTAAGATCTCCTGTCGAGTCTGCCCAGTCCCCAGCTCCCTAGCGGCAGCATCGTGTGGCAGATGATGAACACCGTATGTGTAAAGCTGCTTATTGGCCAGTACGCCAGCGTAGTGTTTAAGCCCTTTCCCAGAGTCTTCGTAATAATCAATAATATGCACTTCCTTCCCCACCGTCTGCACAAACCAGATAACAGTAGAGTCGTCCATTCCTAAGTCCCAGTAGGTGTCTACAAGCACAGACGCATCGTACGGTACAGACGTAATCTGCCCATTCGCCTCAATATCGCGTAACAGCCGAGCATAGAAGGATCCAGACATCTGCGCAGTAAAATCGCACTCGTACTCTTGATTATATTCTTCTTCACTCATAGTGACTCTAGCAGCATCTAACTCCTTCTTCGATATAATCCCAGTAGCAGATGCTTTAGCAAGGTAGGCAAACCATTCCGGATTACCTGCATCCATCTCCTTCTTGGCAATCCTATACATATCATAAAAAGAATTCTGCCCCTTAGGTGTGCCAATAAATGTGGCCCACCCCAATCTATCAGATAAAGCAGGGCGTACCGATTCGCTCCAGATCGCAGGTTCCATCAGTGCGTATTCATCAAAAATGCAACCATCTAAATAAATACCTCGAAGTGAATCAGGAGACTCCGCTCCTAGAAGCATGAAGCGTATATGGTCTCCCACAGCAGGTCTATAGATATCCACCCGAAGCTCCTGTTCATGCACCTTAACAGAAGGAATAGGCCGTATGTACTCCTTTAGATATTCCCAAGCAATCATCTTCGCCTGCCGATAAGTCGGGCAGATATAGGCATACTGCGGACGATTTAATGTGTTATTGAGACCTCGATCTATAGTATCTCTTAGCGCGAATACCGTCTTCCCAAATCGCCTGTGGCAGACCAATACATTGAATCGTCTAATCACATTATGCAGATAGGATTGCAAAGGCCTTGGTTTGTACCCAAGGTTAATCTTTACTTCTTCGCTCACTTGGTTCTAGTCTTCTTGGCAGTAGTACCCGATGGTGGCAGAATAGATGGATCTCCTCTCAACTCTAACGGTACGGTCGGTTCTTCCGAATCTTGCTCCAGCTCGCTCTTTGTGACATTTTTATTATTGGCGTTCCTGTCTAACAGGATAGTAGATATAGTTTTATTTACAGCAGATAGTTCCTCATTTGTTAACTGCTCCAACGCCATGTAGGGCGACTTCTCCACATCAGCATAAACAAATTCGAATTCTCCATCTTCCTTAAGTATCCTCACTACCTCTTGATACTTCCGCTTCACTTGCACTCTCATTCGTTATCTCCTCTATTACAGGATTAACAGATGTAGATTCCCTTCTAATACCTGTATCCACTACTATTGTCATACCTCCACTATGTCTAGTGTCGGTTCTGTTTGTGTTATATTTTTCAGGGTCATTCCAACCTGCTACTCGTGAATATAGATCAGCTCGTAGTTTCAGCACAGGGACTTCACCAGAAACAATTTCCTCATTATTAGCAATTTCCAGTACCTTTTCTTCGCAGAAGGAAGCTCTTGCTCTCATTGCCTCTTGTACGTTTCTTTTGAAGTCGGGATGCCTCTGCATCCAGTATTGTACAGTCCTTACAGATGGGAGTCCGCAAAGCTCTGCCGCTTTCATGTGGGTGTGGCCAGAATAAACAAAATGGCAGAAAAGGTCGGCAACTTCCAAGACGTAAGGCCGTACTAGCGGCTCCCTTCTTATATCCTCAAAGTTTATCTGCTTCTCACCTGTGTAAATATTGTAACGGCAAAGCCTGCCGTCTTCTATTTTGTCAATGTATTCTTCTTTCGCCATTTATATTTTCTACTTCTGTTTTTGTTATGTGTCAACCGGTTTGTTACTTTTTGGTTTTTCTGTTTTTTCCCCTGCCTTCGGCCTATTAACAGAGTAGGTTTAACAGGGTGGTGGTGGTGTATTTTCTTTATATAGGTTTGTGTAACAGGTAGGATGTTTGGGTTTTTGGTGCAGTATAGTGGTCGACGGTGGGTTTTTGGTGCAGTATATAGAGCTTGAGTTAAATAGTCAAGTATTATTTTTTGGGTATGGTGTGGGTGGTGGGGACAGGTAACCTCACCGCCCCACGACCAGTTTGGGGGTATGGGGGTGTCATACGCGTACAGTCAAAAGCCTCCAACGAACACAACTAGACGCAACGTCAATCGACAATAAACGCATAGCTCAATACTGCACCACGCACATATAAAACAACGCATACAGTAACATACAACTTGTGCTATGTATAAGCTACACGGCATTAGCATTAAGCACAACTACAACACATAACAAGTAACAGGTAACAGGTAGTGCTGGAGAGTTACCGCATCGCTACGCTTACGCGCAGCACCTGCGCCATAGCACTAATGCGTATGATTCTATCTATAGGTTACGGAGAGTGATAGTCGCTATATATTAAGATTATTCGATCGAATATCTAACTTAATCGATTACGTCTAAAGGACGTTGCGCATTGTGCTTAGCTATGCTTGCACTGTGCTTCTTGCGTCTCGATGAGAGCAGTTGCGCCGGCTTCATGTGTTTATGCAGACAGTTACTGAAAACTGCCAGACACAAGTACACAAAAAAAGTTGTGGCATACTTGTGGAAACGTCATCAAACGCCTGTAGCAAGGTCACGGACACAAGACCACAACTTTTTCAGAAAACCGTCGTCTACTTCTATATCTTCTTCTTCTTCTTCTTCTTCTTCTTCTTCTTCTTCTTCTTCTTCTTCTACTACTAATAGAAAAAAGTTGTGTACTTGTGGACTTGTGTCCAAGCCCAACCCACTCTGCATATAACGCCCCTGTAATCTTGGACACAACTTCGAGAAAAAAAGATGTGTCTTCATGCGTATTCCCATAAAAAACCATAAAACATTCACTGCATAAACAGGCAAAAAATCACCAAAAACGAAAAAAGCAAGGCACAAAACCAACATCAACTTTTCTGTTATCTTTCCTGTAAAAAAATAAAAATAAAGTATTGACAAGTAAACAAACAATAATATATTCCTGTTACCAACAAACTTTTACAAAGGAACAATAATATGAAGAAAGAAACAATGCACAAGAAACAATGTGTGACCGTATCCCTGTCTATAGCAGAGCAAGAAGAAATATGCGCTTACTCTCCAACTTCTTCTCTGTCACAAGGTGTTATGGTTATGTTGGAGTTTTGCAGAAGATATCAATTATCTTCTGCGTCAACATCATCGAGTGAGTCGATAAAAGAGCCTGTGTGCAGTGTTATCCCTACATAGTAGTGATATCTAGTAGTAGCTATACTGCCTCTTTTTCCTGTTATTCCGGCCTTTTTTAGAGATGAGGTAAAAGCTTTATATGAAACTATTTTATGTGCTGCAAAGTTATTAAACTTACACCAAGTTATGTATGCATCATATAGTTTTATGGCCTTAATTTTGGTAGTATTCTCTGGGGCTAAATCTATACACTCTTGAGTAAAAAGAGGCGCAGTGTCTTTTTCAATTGACCCAACGTATTCTTCTACCATATTTTCTGTTTTTTCTGGTATTTTAAGCGCAAAGTCATTATCTGCCAGCACTTTATAAGCTTTAATCAAAAGCGTCAAAATACCTGACGCTTCTTGCTTCAACTTCTTTTCTAGGTGAATATCTTTTGTTTTAGTGAAGCTTTTCATCATTTCTACTATTAACAACCTGCGGCTTACTGCAGGAGTAGATTCATCGAGTATTGGTAGCTTGTTGCAACATAGTATAAATGATGCTTTGTTTTCGAAAGAGACAGTGTCTCTGTATAACTCTCTTGCTGTAGAGCGTCCACCTGAAACAAGCTGCTTGAAACTAGACGACTCAATCCATTTTCTGCTTGGGGATTCTTCTAAAATATTGAACATTTTACCTATTAGGTCAAATCTTCTTTCTGCTGTCTCACATTCCTGTAATGACACTTCTGCAACATTTGCTCTTCCGACCAAGTGTGCTATTGTGCGTACAAAGACAGATTTACCGTTTGCCCCATCTCCAACTAAAATCAACGCTTTTTCTAGCAGACTGGGGGAGCGGCCGGATAATCCGAACCCGACGTATTGCGTAATTAGGTCTATTTCCTCTTGAGTTACAAATATTTCCTGTAGAAACTGCTCGAATCTAGGACACTTCGCCTGTTCGTCGTAGTCGTAGTCTAGAACGGTGGTGAAACCCCATCTGGAACTGTGTTCGGATAGTGTGAAGGACTGCAGGTCTAGCACGCCATTTGCGCAGTTTAACTTTCCTGCTACTGTAAAGAAATCCGCATTTACTATCGGTGATACTCGCATAACCTTTGCGATAAACTCTTTACACTCACTGATACTCGGTTTGGGATTGACTTTGTCTTCTATCCAACTGTTTAGTCTTGCTGTTGAGTAGGGTTCATAGAATCTGCCGTTGTGGATGTAGATTGAGTCGGCGTGTTCGAGGAGAACGAAAACATACTCTTTTTTGAATTGGGTACAAAGTCCTTCGTAGTCTAACTTACCGGGCCTACCTTTGTCACTGATAAACCTGAAGCCTGTGTTTTCCGTTTGTATAAAGTCAGGGCCTTTTAGTAGAATAGGCGAAGCGACGTGTTCACCGCAATCGCCACACTTGCCATAGTCTTTTATCTTTTCACATAAAGCTGGGCCGTAATTTTTTGCGTGTTCGTATTTTCTGTCAACCTCTTCTGCATTATAGTTTACGTGTTCGTTTGAGTATGTGTGTGATAATTCTTTGCCGTTTTCTAGCTTTGATAGAACAGAAATAAGTGAGAACCACTCTGGTTCTGAAACCCCATTCTGCTCTTCTTTACACGCTTTTAGAAAATTGCATTTATCTAAAACTGCTGGTGTATCTAGTTTATAATTTTTGAAAACTTCTTTGTTTAATGTATCT